GCGTGATTTACTAACATACTTGGAGGAATGATGACTGTAAGTTTGCAAGATATAAAATCAGCATGCCATGAGGCAGGTATGTGGATGTTTTTTGATAATAAAACCATTATTTGTGGTCATGTTTTTGAAAAAGGGGTTAAAAAAGGATATTGTTGTGAAAAGATGCAATCAAAGGTTTTTTATAAAGGTAAGCTTATTTCTACAAAAGGTTTGAAAATAAAAGAATTCCCTAAACTAGAAGGCCTAAATGATCTCGATGGCATTTATGAGGCAGGGGTTTATGATCTTGATAAAATATTGAAAATGAAACAAAAAAGAGAGTCTTTCAAAAAACTAGCAAAAGTTAATACTCCCATCCACATAAAACAAATTAAGTTTGAACCTAAAAAACAAACTTTTTTCAAGGCAGTTTTGTTGACTTCGTTATCTTGGTCTATAGTACTGATTATTAGTGGGTTTTTTGCCTACCTTTTTTACTTTGCCGATTGTGAGACTGTAAAAACATATTATTATTTAACACAAACCCCGGGGAGATGCTTGCTATGAATATTACCGATAAAATCATATCTCTTGATCCAACTCTAGAAAAATTTCAAGAAGGAACTTGGCACGACCCTGAGTGCTATGGTGTGTTGCCTGGAAAATTTTCATCATTCAACGACGCTGGCATAGAGTGTGAAACTGGTGAGTTTTTATATTCATTGGCCAGATTACTCAAACCAGAGCATGTTTTAGAGACGGGAACTCATTGGGGTATTGGAGCATCTTACTTGGGCATGGCTCTCAAAGAAAACGACAAAGGACATCTTGACACAGTCGAGTTTTTGCCTGAAATTCAATCTAGAGCAGTACAGAGAATTGCTACTCTTGGATTAAATGACCAAGTAACTTGCTGGCTCATGGACGTCGCTCAATTCCAACCAACGCATAAATACAAATTGATATTACTAGATACCGAGCCACAAACGAGGTTCGCTGAGTTGATAAAGTTTTTTGAGTTTCTAGAACCTGGTGGTTTTGTATTCATCCATGATTTACACCGCCACATGCACCAAATACCAAATGAAGAGCGTGGCTTTGCCTGGCCTTATGGTGAAATTCCCGCAGCAATAAAAGCTATGGTTATCAACGAAACATTGAGACCGTTTCATTTTTCTACTCCCCGGGGACTCACAGGTTTTTATAAACCACATCCCGAGGATTATAAATGGGACACATAAAGAAAATACTCATTGCATTTTGGTGGGTGATTGATGCCTTACTCTCGGTCTTGATTCAATTACTTGTTGATGGATTTGAGGCGATGATGGGTTATATTGGCTCAATACTGATGGCACTAATTATCAGGCCAGTTTATAAAATAATCGAAAGGTTCCTCAAGTGAGAAAAACAAGAGCTGCAATACTACCATTCCCGGGAGACCCATTTCTATTTCGCTACTGGCTGAAATTCTTTGATGAAGTGTGGGGGTCAGAGATTGACACATTGTATGTGTATATGAATAGCCAAATTGAGTGGGCTGTGGTCGATTATATTGAAACATTGTGCAGTGAAAGAAAAAACATATTTCTACTAACAACCCCAATTCAAACCGAGCATGGGGAGTGCGTCAATACAATGCTTGAGTTTGTTACCGAGGAAAATGTCATGCTTATTGAGGATGATGCTTTTATTTTCAAGCCTGGAATGGTCAATAGATGCTTTGAATTACTTGAAAAAAATGTATATGACATTGTTGGGAGTAAGCGAGGATCATGCTCTCTTGAGATCTCTGAGGCGGCCAAAGCCAAGTGGGGACTCTCTTATGATGACCCTGGGGATCAGGGGTGTAATTTTTGGCCATGTTTCTTTTTTTGTAGCCGGCAATTACTAATCTCAACGGATAGGAACTTTGGCGCACGAGCCTGGAAAAAGGGTCAAGTCATCGACCCTCTAGACTACGTCGTTGATGTCCCTGTGGTTGCCGGCGACACTTTTGTAAATACCAGCTTGCAATTGCGCAGCATGGTACAAGAAAATCGCATTGGATATATTCCCCAATACCACGCTCATCCCGACGATATCGATCATGCTAAGGATAATAAATTCATATTTGATGGCAAAGCACATTGGGTACATATTGGATCACTTTCAAGCGGTGTGGGCGGAGTGCTTAAAGACGATCAAAACAGGTCTTTAGCTCGTCGATCTATAGATCGACCACAAGATGAAATAATCCTTGGAACGAAGCCACAGACAATCATGGAGCACAGAGAATGGGAGCGTAGGGTACAAATGTGGCTTACCTTTCTAGAAAATAGTGATCGTGAGCACATTAAAGAGTTTCAAGATTTGTACTATAATGCTATTCAGAGAATTATCAAAGACTTTGGTTTGAATCGTAAAAATATAAAAATGCGCCAAAAATTATACAAAGAAAGATTAGGATTATGACCAAACCCGACATAATAGTGACATGGCCAAGAAACTGTGATTATCCATTATGGAGGCATTTCATTCACGAAAATCGCCATCGCTTTGGTGAGGTCATTATTGTATTTATGGAAAGCAATCAAGGTGACGACTATCGTGCTTTTATCAAATCAACTTTAAACCCAGAACTTTATACAATCGTTGAAAGCCCCACCCCACAAGCCGGTGAGGATTGGAGAAATGTGTCAGTTTGTGAAGGACTTAAACACTCAAAATCTGAGTGGGTGTGGTTCACTGAGCAAGACTTCTTTGTTACTGATGATTTATTTTGGACTGACGTTGAGCGTGCTATTGATGCCTACAATGCCGAAGCTGTCGGAGTGATGCAAGGTGATCGATTACACCCCTGCTCTCTTTTTGTAAGCAGGCAGGTTATCAATCGCTCTCATTGTGACTTTGGAGTGGTACCAAATGTGTCCGACCATTTCAGTATATTCACAGCCGATTTACATAGCATGAACGTGCCCATTGCGATCGTTACTGAGGATTTATACAAGCACTACAATGGGCTCTCTCATAACTGGTATTTAGTTTCAAACCTAAAACAGCCAGTGTATAAAGTCGATGAGTTTATTAGTTATTTATTGAAGTGTTTAAATATAGGCGTTGAGCTAGATTCTCGCTTTGTAAAAGTTGCTAAGATTGCTATTTCTAAGTATTTGCCAACCGAACAAAAACCGAATAAAAAGGCGTAAAAACACCAAAACACCTCTCCCCCACCGTGTTTTTGGCCATTTACAACATTATATGCTTTTTTCCTCGAGACGGAGAAGATCGCAAGAGAGGGTAGGGGAGAGGGGCACCAGGCTAGAAAGTTAAAAAAAGAGGGGGTATTGGCTTAATAGGGGAGAGGTCAATAGTATAATCATTACTACAACAACACTATGATAAAAGTATTCACAGATTTTCACCACGCAGCACTTTTAAATTCGCTGATTTTATTATTTGAAAAACGACTTGGCGGTGAAGTTTACCGGCCGATTGGTAAAGAGTGGCACAAAAATGGCTACTGGAATGTGTTCGATCACCCTGCCACTGTAGAGCAGTATTTAGGTATCAATGGAGCGACACCCGACGGGTCGCCTAGGCTCAATGAAGTGGTGCCAGAAAGACCGTCTGATAAAATAGAAAAATATGGTGCAATGTGGACGGGTACATATAATTGTAGTGATATTGGTGGTGACAAAACCAATAAGGCAATCACTTTTGACTCATTCATGAGAGGTAGGTTTGACTTTGTTATTGCCTCAATTCCCCAGCATGTGGAGCCGTTCAGAAAACTTTGTAACCTGCACCCTAGTAAACCAAAATTGATTTATCAAATCGGCAATGCGTGGAATATCGATGCAGTTCAGGCCACCATAATTGATGGGATCATGTCCTCTGCCAAAATAAGAAATCCATTTAATTTACCAAACTGGATTGAGTATCACCAGGAATTTGATACAAAGGTTTTCAACCCTGAGGGTGCTTGGAAAACTCCACGATCAAATCTCATTACTTCTTTTGTAAATTGTTTCAACACTGCAAGTATATTCCAACACGATTGGCAACAATTTGAGTGGCTTGAGCAATTGATGCCCGATTGGGATTTCAAGAGTTTGGGGGGCGCATGCAGAGACGGCAACGCAAATGGCGTCCAAGAAGTGGCAGACAAAATGAGGGAGTCAATGTTTATTTGGCATGTTAAGTATGGGGGAGATGGTTATGGCCATGTTCTCCACTCTGCAGCTGCTTGTGGTAGACCTTTGATTTATAAACGAGCCTATTATGTCGGAAAACTCGGCGAGGCGCTCATGAGAGACGGTGAAACAGGCATACAAATAGATGGATTAGGATTGGATGAGGTAATGAATAAAATCGAGCACTATTCTGACCCAGAGCGCTGGAAAACACTATCTGAGAACACTATCCGCGTATTCAAAGAAAATGTTGACTTTGATGCCGAAGAGCTTGCACTGAGACAATTTTTAAAAAATCTAGTATGATAATAATATGTCCACACGACGCAATTACATAACCGCCGCAGAAGTAAGCACTTTAGTCGGTGTCACTCCAACCGACGCACAGCTTGATCTAGCTGAAAACCTCATCGATCAGTACGCTGGTTTCATTACCAAATGGATGAGATTCAAAGTCGAGGGTATAGCTGTCAGTGGCGGAACAAATACTCTCACACTCATGGTAAAAGAGCAAAATCGCTATGATGCAAATTACTTTGTGGGTTGTGAGATCAAAATACTCGGAGGTACTGGATCAGGTCAACGTCGAAGAATTACGGCGAGCACCCTTGCTGGTGTTCTCACCGTTGATTCTAATTGGGACACTCCCCCAGACTCAACAAGTTTCTATCGAATTTATCAGTTCGCCAAATTTCCAAGACCAAAAGATGTGAACCATTTTACAGAGGTATCACCTGCCCAGGTCTACAAAGAAATTCCCGAGGAAATAAAAAACGCTGTAGCTGCTCAAGTTGAATACATTGATTCGATGGGAGCTGAGTTTTTTAGTACCGACAAATCTGAGAAGGTGCGCGAGAAAATTGGTGACTATGAGTATGAAAACGCCAATGGCCAAACCGGCTATGTTGGCGTCTCTAGACTAATTGCACCAAAAGCAAAGTCTTTCTTGAAGGGCATCCGGTGCATAGTTGGGGGATACTAATATGAGTATTGCAGGTTTAATGAACCAAACCATCACTCCAAAGCCAAAATCGTCATACGACGCTTATGGGCGCCAGGTAGTCACCGCAGGCACAAATATCAAAGCTAGAATTGAATTGAAGCAAAAACGTCGAATGATGCCAGATGGTAGTCTTGTGGTAACTGACGGCAGAGGGTTTTTACCGTCTACGAGTACACTCATTCAAGACGACCATTTTGTTTATGATGGTGGCGAATATAGAATATTACTTGTTTATAAGGTTGCTGATGGGAATGGCCAAACAAGTCACCTGCAGATTGAATTCATAAAAGCGAAAGCAAGCTGATGTCAAATGTGATACTGGATAGTAAGAAATTCGAGGAGGATATTCTCAAGTACGAGGTGGCTATGGTTTTAGCCTCTGTTAAGTCAACGATTATAATTGCCAATGAAGTATTGAGACTATCAAGTTTTGAAGTCCCCCATGATGAGGGTCTTCTACAATCGTCTGGTCACACTGAGCCGGAAACTGATGGTACGATTGTTGGGTATAATAAAGTATATGCTGCTAGGCTCCATGAGCACCCAGAATATAACTTTAAAAAGGGGAGGAAAGGCAAGTTTCTTGAGGATCCTATTGTAAATAATCTAGTTGTTTTTGAGCAAATGGCCGGTAAAAACCTAAATGCAGTAAAATAATATGAATATAAAAACAGACATAGCACAACACTTGCACAATCTAGGCATAGGAGTTTTAGCAACAAATCTTTTTGTTTCATCACTCCCCGACTCTGACACTGATTTTCTTATTGGTGTTTATGATCGATCTGGTGCCACCCCAGATATCTATATACCAACAGACAAGCCAAGGTTTCAAATACTTATTAGAGCGGTTGACTATGAAACAGGAAAGGCAAAACTAAATGCAATTTTTGAAGCTCTACACAAACCTAATCTAAACAGTAGTTTAGTATCTGGTGGAACTTATTTTTACTACATCCATGCAGATAGTAGTGGTGGGTGGATTGGTAAAAATGATGCTGACAAAGACGAGTTTTCAATCAATTTTACAACCTATGTGAGGTGTACATAATGACAACAATAAACGGCAAACCATATCGAGAGGTTAGATGCTCAGGATGTCGAAAGCTGATCTGCTATGAGTATATTTTTGCAGGCCGGATGGCATTTTCTTGCCCCAGGTGTAGTGAGCTCAATGAGATGGATTTCAAACACTTAAAAAGCAAAGAAAATGATAGCATTGTGAAAAATGAATTCACCGTGCATAATGAGAAACAGAAAGGAGACAAAAAAGTATGTCAGATGTAACCAATGTTCAACTCGGCGTTTGTGAGGTTACTTTTAACGGTGTCAACTTGGGTCATACCAAGGGAGGCGTTGAAGTTACTTACGAACCTAAACATCACGATGTGATGGTCGACAAATATGGTGACACGATTGTGCAGAAATACCTCGTCGGTGAGAATTTCATGGCCAAAGTTCCGCTTGCGGAATTTACCATTCCAAACCTCGCCGTTGCAATTCCTAATGGGAATTTTGCAGGTGCTGCCAACGCTAGACGCACTCTTGGAAGTGCGGCAGGTAAAAGGGCGACTGATTCCGCCGCTCAATTGGTTTTACACCCAATCAGCGAAGGCACCAGACGTCACGATATCGTGATCCATAAAGCGTATCCAAGCGCACCGGTTGTTCTGAAACATTCCAATACTGAGGAAAAAGTCATGGAAGTTGACTTCCACGCACTCTTGGATGAAACCAAGACTGATGGGAATTACCTCGGCTTTATTGGTGACAGCACAGCCTAGAAAAATCTGGCAAAGTGTACTTTGTTACCGCCAAAAAAATATGAAAACACAAAAACTCAAACTCACAGAACGTGAGATCGAAATCTCAGCACTGCCTTTGGGCAAATATGCTGATCTATTATCAAAACTAAAACATCTCCCTGAAATTCTTGAGAGCCTTGATGGCCTTGAGGTTGATGCTATTTTCCAAAAAATCCCCCTGCTTGTTTCTGGGTTTCTCGATGATTTCATTGAGATTATTCTAATTGGCACAACCCTCACAGAGGTTGAGGTCAGAGAAACAATAAGCATGAAAGATGCTACTGAAATAGTCGTGGGAATCGTTGAGGTCAATGAATATGCCGAAGTTTGGGAGAACATAAAAAAAGTATTCGCCCAGATCGGGAGACCTCAAGTAGTGACTCCACAGCCTCAGAAACTCCCACAAGAGACAACCAATGGCTAACCGACGCCATTGATCTGCTTGCATCTGAGTACGGCTGGGCAAAGCGCCACATTCTCGAAGAAATATATTTTGATGAATTTTTCTACCTTAAAGAGGCTATCCAAAGCCGTCAAAAATCAGAATATCGCATTCAAGCAGCTATCACTCAGAGCGCGGAATGGGAAAAGCCCGGCGAAATTTACAAGATGTTTGATTCTGACTATAAACCACCCGAGAGGAAAAAGGAGTTTTGGGAAGTAACCGAATTTGACCCAAAACAAATGGATGTTTTAAAAGTTGCCATGAGCGATAATCCGAGATTTAATGTAAAATGAAAACTATATGGCATTTGAACTTGGCGCAGTTATAGCAAAAGTGAAAGCTGATGTAACCAATTTCAAGTCTGGGATGAAACAAGTTAAGTCTCAAACCTCAGATGTGAAAAGTGGTTTCAATCAACTAACTGGTGTCGCAACAAAATTGGCGGCCGCTTTTGGAGTGGCTCTTGGTGCTCAGGCCTTAGTAAACGGGCTTAAAAATGCACTTAAAGCATCCGCACAACTAGAAAGATCCATGCTTGGATTATCTCAGGTCGCCGGAGCTTTTGGGATCAGTGCCAATGATGCAAAAAATGCCTCTCAGTCTTTGGCAAAGGATGGTTTAATGACCGTCGCAGAATCGGCGGAAGGTCTCAAAAACCTACTTGCCACAGGTTTTTCATTACCACAAGCAATTGAATTGATGGACTCATTCAAAGACGCCTCTGCAGCTAACAGACAAGGGACTCTTGGTTTTGGCGAGGCAATCGTTGGTGCCACCCAAGGTATCAAAAACCAGAACTCGATCATGGTTGATAATGTTGGTATCAGCAAAAATCTTTCGGTCATTTTGAAAGAGCAGGGTCTCTCTGTTGATGCTCTTGGTAGTGTGACAAGTGATGTAAATGTTAGACAAAAACTTTTCAACGGTTTAATGGGTGAGGCAAGAATATTTCAAGGGGCAGCCGCTGCAAGCACCGATACTCTCAGCGGGCGCATGGCCGTACTCAAATCTCAAGTATTTAATTTGAATGCTGCGGTTGGTGATGCGTTGAGCCCGGCAGTCAGTCTTTTGATTGAAAGTTTTACTGGTGCGGCTGATTCAACGCAGTACCTCAGAGATAATATGGTCTCAATTCAAGGTTTTGTAATTGGCCTTACTGGTACATTTATGATTTTGGGGAAAATTGTTGTTGGTGTGGCCAAAGCAATATATGCCGCTCTCACCTTTAATTTTTCAGCTCTAAAAGATATTTTCACTACTACAATAGGAGGCATTTCTCAAACTCACCAACGTACTCAACAAAAAATCGTTGATAACACCGTCAAGTCTTATGGCAAACAAACAGATGTGGCCAAAAAAGAGCTTGCTAAACAAACCAAAGCTCACAACAAAAAGGCTGCGAAGGTGCAGGAAGATCTCAAAAAAGAGACTGAAACTTTCAAGCGAGAAATGGCAAAACGAAAAGCCAGCTTTGAGGAAAACATGGCTGATCTCATTTTTGCTCACCAAGACAAAATCAAGTCTCTCGAGGAAGACTTGAATGATGAGAATAGAGATTTCAAAGAAAACATGTCTGACCGCAAAGAGAGTTTTGATGAAAAGATGGCTGATATGAAAGACTCTCATCTCGACAAGGTGAAAGATATTCAAAAGCAGATCGATGAAGAAGTGGCCAAAGGTGAAGAAGCTGACCAAATTCAACTCGCTGACCTGAAAGCTAGGTTATTGGCCGAGAACGCAGAGTATGAAAAAGATGTTCTCAAGGCTCAAGAGCGTGCCAAAAAAGAAGACGACAGACTCAAAGCAGAGCACAAGCGTCGTGTTGATGATACTCAAAAACAGATCAATGAGGAAAAAGCGATACTCGACAAGCACCAGGAAGAAGTGGCTGCAGTTAAAGACAAAGCTCGAGAGGATGATATAACCAGGCTCAAGAGACAATTTGATGAGGAAAACAAAGAAGCTACTGGCGAGCATGAGCGTCGTATGAAAGAAATTGCGGAGCGTGGAGATTCTCTTGGTGACACTCTAGGTTCAACAATGAATGCCGGGCTAGGTGCTCAAAAGGGCGCTATTGTCGATACGATGGGCGGTATTGCTGACGATGCGGGGCAGAAAATGGTTGAAGGTATAAGTGCCGGAGCAAAAGAAGCCGGTGAAAAAATGGTTTCAAATTTCGTGAATGGAATTATAAACAAAGGAAAAGATGCCTATCGGTGGATGCAAGACAAGGGAGTTGAAAAATTTGCAGCATTCAATCCGATCAACGCTCTAGTTGACCCAAATATCGGCAATTTTGACGTCGGTGGTGTCATAGGTGGCGGTAGAATTGGCGACCCAACAATGATAAAAGCTCATGTCGGCGAAACTGTTTTACCTACTCACAAACAACCTTTCAACTCTGGAAGCATGGGAAAAAGTATCGTCCTAAACCTAAACCTAAATAACGCAATCATATCAAGTGATCGAGATGCAAAGAGAATGTCAAAGAAAATTGGAAACAATATTATCAAGACTCTACAAACTAACGTGCGATTTTAATTATTATTTTGGTATACTGAATATATGGCAGATAACGTAACTCTAGACTCAATGAGCGGTGGCGATGTAGTCGCGGCCGACGATATTGGAAGTGTCAAATTTCAAAGAGTGAAATTGGCTCTTGGTGCCGATGGTGTCAACGACGGTGATGTGGCAAGCGGCAATCCCCTGCCCTCAGTATTGACCGCCGGAACTGCTGCTTTTGGAAAACTTGCTGCCAACTCTGGGGTCGATATTGGAGATGTAGACGTTCTTTCTCTCCCGGCTCTTGCTGCAGGCGCCAATCTAGTTGGAAAAGTCAGCATCGATCAAGTAACCGCCAATGCAAATGAGGTTGTCACTAAAACCGGCTCTCTTGTGGCTTTAGAGGCTGGAAGTGCCGCGATTGGTAAATTAGCTGCAAATAGTGGTGTGGATATTGGGGATGTGGATATTTTGAGTTTACCTGCCGACCCCCTTGGAGCAAATGCCGACGTAGCATCAACTGCGGGCGGAGCCGGTAGTCTTTCAGCAAAAATGCGACTAATGACAACTCAGCTTGACTCAATTCAAACCGCAGTCGAATTGATAGATAATATAGTCGGAGGTAATGAGGCTCAAGTTGATGTTATCACTCTCCCAGCTCTTGTGGCAGGCACAGCCGCCATCGGAAAACTAGCAGCTAACTCAGGCGTAGACATCGGGGATGTTGATATTCTCAGCGTTCCAACAGACCCATTCGGGGCAGACGCAGACGCAGCCTCAACGACTGGATCTATTTCAGCAAAACTCAGAAGTTTAGCAACCAATTTGAATGCAGTCATAGGTGGCTCAGAATTACAGGCTGACATTGTCGGAGCTTTACCAGCCGGCACAAATGCCATAGGTAAATTGACGGCAAATAGTGGTGTTGACATCGGAGATGTGGACGTCTTGAGCCTTTTAGGTTCAACAATTGCCCATGATGGAGTAGACTCAGGAAATCCACACAAAATTGGTGGTAGATCTCAAGAGCCGACAAATGCTCTAGAAGAAGTGGCTGATAACGACAGGGTTGACGCAGCATTTGACAGACAAGGAAGACTAGCAACTTGGATGGGTTACCCAATTCAAAGCGCAGCGATAAATGTCTCATCAAGTGGTGATAATACAATTGTTGCAGCTTTGGGTGCAGGCTTGAGAATTGCAGTTATTGGGTGCATGATTATTTCTGATGGTACAACCGATGCTAGGTGGGAGGATGGGGCGTCAGGAACGGCAAAAACTGGCCAAGTACCACTCCAAGCAAGAGAGGGATTTGTGTTACCAATTGGCTCACAGCCTTGGTTTGTGGGGACTGCAAATACATTACTTAATTTGGAGTTGACTGCAGCAATAAATGTGCATGGGCTAGTAAGTTATGTAACAATGACAGATTGAGGAAATTATGAAAAAATTGAAAGACTACGACAAACAGTCTAAAACAAAAAAAAGTTCAATCATTGCCTCTGGCGTAAAGTCTGGTGATTCAAATTATGAATTGATTATTTTTCAACCTTTAAAAAAACACCCTGAGATTGATGGGTTATATAGAGCAATTGATCCAATTACTGGCTGGAAAGGGTGGGTCGAATATACTCCTCCAATAAAACCAGGATCGACTATAAATAAGACTCAAAAAGAAATTAAAAAAGATTATTATGACAATAAGTTGAGAGAATTAAGAAAAAAACAATCATTTGTGAGTTTGGGTATATTGGATAAATCTGATTTGCTATTGTTAATAAAAGAAGTTAAATCACTGGGAATTGAAATCGGGGAGGTATAAATGACAGAATTAGACAGCTACGGAGTCTCAAATTTAGAGGCAAACTGGAATGGTCTACCAGGTGATGCCACACAAGTTGGCCAATCATTTGAAGCTCCCTTTACCGCAGACCTTGAGTCTGTTCGATTTGCCTTAGTGAAAGCCTATGGTTCTGAGGGTGGGACGTTAGTTGCAAAATTATACGCACATTCTGGAACATTTGGATCAACTGGTGTTCCGACTGGCTCGCCTCTAGCAACGTCAGATACGGTCAATGCAAGTACCATACCTAGTATGGGTGGTGGTTGGGTAACTGCCATCAATTCATGGATTTCAACTGCTACAGAAAGTGATTGTATTGAATTTACTTTTTCAACTCCATATGAAATTCAATCAGGTGTTAAGTATTTTGTTGTCGTTGAGTATACAGTTAATAATTATGTTTTAGAACTTATTGATTTTAGTAGCCCCTCTCATGCTGGAAATAGTGCCAGATATAGTGGAAGCTGGACAGCAACTTCAACAGGAGACTCAATTTTCTATGCCTATGGGACTGCCGTTGGGGGTATTAGATCACAAAGACAATTAGTCGGAGTCGGTCAGGGAACTCGTGATTGAGTTATTCACTTTATTTCATGATAAACTGAGACCATGAGTTTGCTCCTACTTTTCAGACCAACAAATGGGGTTGTAATAACCCACCCAACGCTGGACACTGTCATTTCTGGATCTGGTAGTGGTGGCTCTATATCTGATACAGTCAGCATTTCCTCTCAAAGCAACCGCATGGTAGCGGTCTCAATTTCAACTCAGGGCATAAAAGACCAGTCAAAATCGGACTTGAAAGTCACAAACGTAACAGTCGGAGGAGTAGCACTTACAAAAGCCGATTTTTCAGAGCATCCCATCGCAAATTTACGCAGTGAAATATGGTATGGTATTGCCCCAGTCGTTGGCTCTCAAACTCTTATCATTACAACTCAAGGCTCTGTTTTCATCGGATATGTTGCCTCATCGTGGTACAACGTCAATCAGGCCGCCCAACCACACACGATCGGAAAAGACACTGGAAAAAGTAGTACCCCATCAGCTTCACTCACTCCAATTTCAGCAAGCACTCTCATAATTGATGCCCTGAGCTCTCAAACTCCTAGGACAGCCCTTGGATCAAACCAAACAGAGTTGGGCATAGACTCAGGATCTCCGACTTGGAATATCAGCTCGTCATATAGAGTTTTGGCTATTGCGGCCGCAATTCAAATGACCAACGTCATCACACCCGGTGAATATTGGTCTGAGCTTGCCGTTGCATTTAACCCCACCGACACCACAATCATACCCCCTACAATAGTTACAAACGCTGCGACTGACCTTGATATTACGAGCGCAACTGGCAATGGGGAGGTAACAGCAACCGGAGGCAGTGCGGTCACAAGACGAGGTTTTCAATACAACACCGTGCAGTACCCTGATAAAGAAACGTATGAGGACGGCTCATTTTCTGTAGAGGCTTTTACTCTCTCAATTACTGGACTTTATCCAAACACAACATACTACTATCGAGCTTTTGCCACGAGTGCGGCCGGCACAACTTATGGCTCATGGCGATCATTTATTACGTCGGCATCTACTTACTCAATACTTATAAATGGTGTTGATCGAACAGATGATGTAATTCATGAAAGCATGGATATTGACGACATTATCAACGATGAGCAAAATGAATGTGCTTTTGAGCTTATAGATCGCAGTGATGTTGGTTTTCCGGCAACTGACCAAGAGATTATAGTAACTCTAGATAATGGGACAATTTTATTTGGTGGCTATATTACAGCTATTACTTTGGGTGGTATTCTCGAGAGTGGAGTTATAAAAGCAACAATTGAGGCCATAGATTACGTTTGGCTTTTTGATCGCAACCTAGTGCATAGAACCTATGAGAATATGACTGAGAAAGCAATAATTGAGGATATCGTGGCAAGGTATTGTGGGGGATCAGGAATTACCACGACAAATGTTGTTGAGGGCTCCACTATAACTCAGATTAGTTTCAACTACCTGCAGCCATCTCAGTGCTTGAGGAAACTATCGGATTTGACTGGTAAAAATTGGTATATCGATTATTCAAAAGACTTACATTATTTCCCACTAACAACCGAGGCGGCTCCCTTCAATATCACAGCAACAAGTGGTCAGCACTTCAACCTTGAAATTCTCAAAGATGCCACTCAAGTGAAAAATCGTATCTATGTTAGGGGGGGAACAAAACTTTCAGATTTCACCACATATGTAGTTGTCGGGGATGGAGAAATGACTCAATTTGTTTTACCAGATAAACCTCACTCTGTAACCGTGGAGATCGATCGTGGTGCTGGGTATGTAGAGGAAACCGTTGGTATAAAAAATGTAAATACGAGCGGTTTTGAGTGGTATTTGAATTTCCAAGAAAAATACCTCGAGCAAGATAGTGCGGAAGCCGTACTCAGCGCAACCGATAAGCTAAAACTTACCTACAAATATGACATCCCAATTTTAGTGGCTCAGGAAAACCAAGCATCTATTATTGAGCATGGTGTTCGTGAGTTTGCAATTTTTGACAAAGCAATCACTACCACCGATTACGCTAGAGATAGGGCTCTGGCTGAATTGACTGACTACGCAAACAATGTTGTCGAGGGAACCTTTGAGACGTACGAAACGGGCTTTGTTTCTGGCCAGTATATAAATATCAATCACTCTGGTTTTGGAATAAATGACGATTATATAGTGCAAGCAGTGACAGCCTCTGCGTTTGGCGGTGGCCAATATAGATATGAGGTCAAGATCGCCAGTGCTAAGACTATGGGAATCATTCGTTTCTTGATAGAATTGCTAGAAGCAAATAAAAATTTAATTGAGCTTGACGATAACGAAGTTGTTGACGAGCTCTTGAGTTTGACTGACGAAATGTTGACTGACAGCATGATTGACAGCTTAACAATAGACAGTGCTGGGGCATACGCCACATGGTGTGGTGATAGCCTAGAAACTACGCCGAGTACGAGAGCAAGATGGGATTTATTTCAATGGGGATAAAATTATGAAAATATACCTACCAGTAAAAGACATTATCATTCCTAAAGGCAAGGTCGCTTTGTTCTGGGGTGATAAAAATGGAAACCTCAAAGAGGTCGAATACCTCAATAATTTGGTGACAACTGCAGCAAAAGAATCATGGGCAAAGGCATTCAGGGGAAAAACTACTGATACTCAGGGGATTGCCACATACCACGCTCTCGGAACTGGTGACACCGCCCCAGCTTTGGGAGATACAGCCCTAGAAGCTGAAATTTTCAGAACCCTAATTTCTGTGAGAGATGATGAAAACAACGTCTCAAGATTTCAAACATTTTTTAACACATCAGAAGCAAACGGTTCTCTCAGAGAGCTTGGATTATTTGGAGATGATGCGAATGCCTCTGCAGACACCGGAACACTTTTTGCAAGATTAGCAATTAGCAGGGAAAAATCATCAAACGATACTCTCACGGTATTACACACAATGACGTGGGGATAGGCTATACTTAAACTATGACAGATTCAAGCGCAGTAACCGCCGGCGTAAATGCTACAGCAGCTCAATATAATAATCTGAGGGCAGATACTTTGCTTGCAAAAAACATTTTAGGAGTAGAGACAGATCAGGCAACAATAACAATTGACTGGTCTGATATTACAAAGGGTAAAATAAGATCATTCACTCTAGGAGGAAACCGCACTATCGCATTTTCAAACGTAGCGGTTGGCCAAGCAATTCTCGTCAGAGTTATTCAAGACGGGACTGGATCTCGCACAGTCGCATGGCCAGCCGGCATCAAGTGGCCAAGTGGTAATGCCCCAACACTCAGCACCACAGCCGGTGCCATTGATTCATTTTTAATAGTTTGCGCCTCAAGTGGTGTATACGATGGTTATTTTGCCGGCTTTGGCTTGGCATAGAAAGGATTTTATGAATGAGAAATATCTCACTTACATAATGGTTGTGTATGAAGGTAAAGACCCACTTGGAAATTTTCAAAACTCCACTCAGGTTGAGCTTTTTGGGGTTGATAGGGAAGTTGCAGAAAAAAGGGCTTTAAAAATAGCCGGGACAGAGACTCGATGCCACGTTCACACAAAAATGGTACTCGAAAGGTTCAAAGAGAATGTTAGCGCCTAATTTAATAATCATCTGGCCAGGTACAAACGCCTTGATTCCTACTGGTTTTACCCGGGAAACAACTCTTGATGGTTTATACCCAAAGGGAGCATCTGAGGCGGCTGACCCAGACACCACCGGAGGTAACGCCACTCATTCTCATACCTCGCCAGCTCATTCTCACGCTTTAAATTCTCACACTCACCCTTTCAATTTGAACGCATGGAACTCAAACAAATTCTCGGGATCTACAAGCTCTCCGACTGATAACTTGCAAGATATTCACTCTCACTCTGGTACAAGTGGCGCCTCGTCTGGTGGTACCACGAGCTCTGACGCTTTAACTTATGGATCTTTTTCAAATAATCCACCTTATCTTGAGGTCATTTTCATACGATCGAATGGGTATCAAGCTGTGCCAGACGATGCAGTTTTATTTCTAAATGGTGATGAAATTCCGACTGATTTTGCAAATTATGCCGCCCTTGACCAGCTCTACCCAAAGGGAGCAGCTACCGACGCCGATGCCGGAGGCACTGGTGGAACATACACCAATACTCATGATATTAGTCACTCACACACCGCTCAAACTCACGGTCACTCTGCAACTTCTGGATCATCTCCAGACCAGAATCGTCACAAAAGAACTGCCGGATCTGATAATTATATGGGAAACCATACTCATAGTTTTTCATTTTATAATGGTGTAGCCCCAATCGATGCAAATGCAGATGCTCTAGTCACTGCCGAAACTGTTGAGCCAGCATATACAAAGCTGAGAGCTGTTCAGAATACGAGTGGAAATTCAAAACTTTGTCAGCAAAAAATGATTGCAATGTACCTTGGAGCTATTGAAAACATCCCAGCAGGGTGGAAATTATGTGATGGCGCCAATGACACCATCGATATGCAAGATCGTTTTTTAAAAACAACAAACGTCGATACCGAGACAGCCGAAACCGGCGGATCAAATACTCACTCTCACGCTTCTCAATCTCATAGTCACACAGGCGGAACTCATAGCCACACAGCCCCAGAGCAAACAGGGACAGGAAGTAATTACGATGGTAATGATAGCGGTGAGGGTGTTTCTACTTTTGGAGGAGGAGCAAAACACACCGTATCGGTCACTAGCACTGCGGCCACCTATGCCTCAGCCAACACGACTGCAGACTCAGCAAATAATGAGCCAGAGCACAGAACCGTCCTTTTCCTCGAGTTTGACTTCATGATTGGTGGGTCTGCATTGATGGCATTATTGTAATATGATATGATGAAATCATGAAAATAAACCTTCCCCTTCTTTTCAATCAAATGGACAGCCGATGGGGTAGTAAACTTCTCGGCTTTAATAGAGACCCCAAATATAATTTTTACAACTTTGCTTGCCTAGTTGCCTCTGAGGCTATGATTGCCAGGTATTATGGTAAGGATGAAACGCCCGTCACTCTCAATGATAAGTTGGTTGCGCTTGGAGCTGGAAGGGGCTTTGTCGCCGGCTCTGGAAACTATGTATATAACTCAATCAATAAAATTCACAAAGACATTTCTGAGCGATTAGTGAGAACCCCAGCCCCACTCAGTAATGAGCAGTTAGGTGAAATAAAATCAAGCCTAGATAATGGCCATCCTGTTATTTTTCAAATAGATGTAAATCCCAGAACGGTAGCAAATGAAACTCACTTTGTGGTAGTGGTTGACTATAATCCAAACGATGAAAACGACTTTACTATAGCCGATCCTTTGGGCGGAAAGACTCGCTCACTCAAAGATTATCTTGGATGGTTTCGACCCGGAGTTAGACAAACGGTAGAAAAATATCTTTTATTTACTGGCCAAAAAAAATCAGTTTCAAACCAGGGGTGTTTGCTCCCAAATACAAATGACAATAGAAAAACCTTTGAAAAACTGGTTCACAACTCAACAGAATGGGAGAAAACGGTTGGGGAGTATCTGCCCGACAATGACCCCTCAACCAAAAAGTTTGAAGATGCGAGATCAGTCGTTTCAGGGTATAAGTCTCGAGCTACTGACTTTGAGAAACAACGCAATGATGCTCTTGAAAAAACTGCTATAGCAGAGACCGAAGTCAAAAATCAAAAAGATAAATTAGCAAACATCACAGCCAAGTGCCAAAGAGAGGTTAGGCTTAAAAATACCGAAATATCGGCTCTTTCTGGTACGGTAAAATCGATCGAAAAATTGAGGGGTGAGTATGTGGCACAGATTGGCTCGCTTGAAACAGAACTCAGAGAGGCTCAAAAGGCAAAGGGTATTGCTGAAACGGCAAAAACTGAGTTACAATCAAAATTAGATCTTTGCGAAAAAGGTCAGCAAGGTGAGCAGGTTTCTGCTCTCATAAGATTGCTACAAATTATTTTCGGAAAGAAATAACCTCATGTTTGAAAATCTGCCTGTTTTTTTAACTCTCGCAACTTTTTGGGTCGGAGGACTTTTTGGTGTTTTGAGTATTGTTGATAAAAAATTTAAACAAAGAACTAAAGAGCGTGACGATCAAGAGAGTAGAATTATAGAATTATACAAATCTGAGGTTTCAGTGCTCAAAGATAAACTCGAATCATAC